GCCAATTGGTTCATATCTTCCTGATAACTTAATGAGTTATGTATGGAATAAGTATCGAATCATAAGTGGTAATGTAACTGAGAACCAACCCTGTGGATGTCCATCGGCTGGTGGGTTATGGGTAAAAGCGGTAACTGCAATTAGAAATTATATAAAGGAGAAAGAAATTGTTTAGTAGCGGTAGTATAGAAGAAAATAATGAAAGATTAAGTATTCTATATAAGAAGCATCATAAATTGTTTATAGGTACAGCAATCAATCTAAGTAAAGATGAAATAATGGCTGAAGACCTTGTGAGTGATTTATACCTTTACTTAGGAGAGAAGATAAGACCTAAACTATATTACAAAGATAGTTTTAACATATTCTATTGTATTAATTTCTTACAGAGTAGATTCTTAAATAAAATTAAAAGAGATAAGAAGTTTAGTTATAGAGCCGATATAAGTGATGATATAAAAGATACCCAATACAATGATGAGTTTGATAATAAGTTAGATGTAGCATATGATAAGGTGTTAAAAGAAATAGAAGAAATAAAAAAGACTAAACACTTTGCATCAGCTATGATTTATGAATTGTATTGGGTAACGCATCCTGATGATACATTAAAAGAATTAAGTGAAAGGTTAAGTATATGTAATAGTACAACCTTTAAACATATAAAGTATATTAAAGAACATTTAAAACATAATATAGAAAATCCATTCCTATGAACGAAGAACAATTAAAAAAAATAGCAGAAGAATTTAAAGCATCATTGAGTATTGAAGAATTAGACGAATTAGAAAGACAATACAATTTGATGTTAAAAAGAATCAAAGAAGAAGAAGAAAAAAAGACATCCACAACAAAAGCGGATTAGTTGGTTATATATAAGTATATATCGATTAAATAACGACAACTTATGGCAAAATTTGAAGTAGGAAATAAATTAGGTGGTAGAAAAGTAGGTTCGCTAAATAGAAGTACTGAACAAGCAAAGTTAACAATAGCACGTTTGGCAAATAGAGGATTGGATAATATAATGGAAGACTTTGATAAGATTAGAAAAGATAATCCTGTTGAAGCAGCTAAACTTTATTTAAAACTAATAGAATATATTGTTCCTAAAAAATCATCGGTTGAGATTAGTGGTGAGTTAGACCATAGAATACAACAGATAAGTATTAATGTAAATAGAACGGGCAGTAATGAACCTAGAAATTAATACAACAATTTCATTTGAGCACTTATTAGATTCAAAGAAAAGAATTACTCAGCACATTGGTGGTACTCGTAGTGGTAAGACATATGCTATATTACAATACATTATAGTAAAGGCAATAGAAGAAAGCAATACAATAACAATAGTAAGAAAAACTATTCCATCTTTGAAAAGGACAGTGATGAAAGATTTCAAAGATATATTAACAAAATTAAATTTATGGAGAGATGAAAACTTTAATATTACTGATAGGGTCTATAAGTTGTACAATTCTACTATTCAATTCATCTCTGTTGATGATGCCGATAAGTTACGTGGGATTAAATCTGATATACTCTTTATTGATGAGGCAAGTGAAGTTGATGAAGAATCTTATTTTCAGTTATCTATCAGAACTACTAATCGTATTATACTCGCCTACAATCCCACTATCTCGCCCTATCATTGGATTAGACAAATGCAAGATTGTGAAAGATTTGTAACAACGTATAAGGATAATGTTTATTTAGAAAGAGAAGTAGTGCAAGGTATTGAAGAACTACAACATAAGAATGAAAAGTATTGGAAGATATATGGATTAGGTGAATTTGCTCCGAATGAAAGAGCAGTTTATAAGTTTGATGTAGTAGATGAGATTGAAGGTGAGTTTGTTGCCTTTGGATTAGATTGGGGATATTCACAAGACCCAACGGCAGTAGTAGCGGTATATAGAAATGGTGAGGATATATATGTGCATGAGGTAATGTATGATAAAGGATTAGTGATGAAAGATATTGGTGATAAGTTAACTAAGTTAGGATTAGATAGAACATATGAAGTATGGTGTGATAGTTCAGAACCACGTAGTGTTGAAGAATTATATAGATTAGGTTTCAATGCAAAGGCAGTAAAGAAAGGACCGGATAGTATTAAGTTTGGTATAGCAGTATTACAAAATTATAATATCAAAGTAACTAAACAATCACAGAATTTAATTAATGAAATATATGCTTACCAATACGCAACTGATAAGCACGGATATGTAACTGATGTACCTGAAGGAGGATTGGACCACTTATTAGATGCGCTTCGTTATGTGGCAATGATGAGGTTATCACAAAAATCAGTTAACAAAGGTAAATACACAATTGGCTTTATAGGAGCAGGAATAAGATAATATGAATACAATAGAAATAAATGGTAAGGTGTTTAATGAAGATGAGATTAAACAATTAGTAGAATTAGTAAATGAGTTATTAACAGCTAACGATGATATGAGAGCAAATGTAATTGCGATGAGTGCAAAGTTAGAGAATGAAGAATTAAAAGTAAAAAGGTTGATAGGTGAATTATATTTACTTCAACAACATAAAAACAATTATAGAGCATAATGAAAAAAGAAATCCAAATAGTAGTACCTAAAGATTGGTCAGCTATAACATTAAGAAAGTATTTAGAGTTTCAATCAGATTTAAAAGCATATGAAGGTGAGGAAGATGCACTATTAGCTGCAATGTTTTATCATCTATGTGGAGTAACACCTCAGATAATGTTAAAGTTAGATACTGATATATTCATAAAAATTAAAAATGATTTATATTCATTCGTTGGTAATACTGATGTTCCTTTAGTTCGTTCATTCTTTAGAAATGGTGTAGAGTATGGTTTCTATCCTAACTTAAGTAAAATAGAATACGGAGCATATGTAGATATATGTAAGCATACTGCAAATGGAATATCAGAGGATTGGGCAAAGGTTATGGCCATTCTCTATCGTCCAATCACAAAAAAAGTTGGTAAGATGTATGAGGTTGCTAGTTATACTGGCGAAGAAGAATGGGAATGGTTTTTAGATTTAGGAATGGATGTTCACTTCGGTGCATGGTTTTTTTTTATCAATTTGTCAATGGACTTATTGAAAGGTATCCTGAACTCTTTGGAGACGAACAAGGACATTCCTCACAACATCAAGCAAATTTTAGCAGAAAGTGGGGAAGCTATACATCAATTGTTAGTTTAGCAAATGATGATTTAAGTAAGTTAGATGAAGTAGAAAATTCTCCGTTAGAAAAGTCTTTATTATTATTGGCATATAGACAAGATAGAAATTATTTAGAAGAGTTAATTAGTAATGAACAATTAGCTAAAATGAAACAATAATTTTTATTCTTATATTGTTATCTATATTAAACATTAATAGATGTCGATAAATTGGAATACAATCAGAGGTAAAGGAGCTGGAGCATTAATCAACTCAGGCATTTACATCGGACCGACTAGAGGTTTAAGTTCACCTAAGAATAGCAGAAGAAGTTGTTTATGTTTACATTCAAATACTTACAGCAGAAAATGTTGTAATGGTGCTTTATTAGAGCAAGGTGTTGGTGTAATAGAAGCTCCGGCACATTTTGCTACACGTGGTGGATTTGGTGTTGGTTTTTCTGATGGATTCAATATTGGAACACCTGTATATTAAAATAAATAAAAGATATGAGTTTAACTAAACAACAATTAGAAGCGCTAAATCAAAGTTCGTTTCCAAATAATAACGCGGGATATATAACGCCTGAAATATTAAGACAATATAATTCAGCAACAATTGCAACATTAGTAGATAGTAATAATACTGGAAGCTTTGTAAATACTTCATCATTTAACTCTTATACTCAATCAACAAATGCATTTACTGCTAGTATTAGTACATCAGTAGGTTTATTACAAACGTTTAGTGGGTCTCAGTACAAAGCAGATAGTTCTTCTTTTACTACAAGAATAAATGCATTCGCTAGTTCATCTATACCGGCAGGAACAATAAGTTCATCAGCTCAGATAGCAGATTTAGGATATGCAACTACATCATCTGTAACTTCATTATCTCAATCTTTATATTTCACAGATACAACTCAAAGTGTAAATATAACACAGGCTTCTGCATCAGCATGGGGAGCATTTCAAAGTGCATCAGCATATAGTGCAAGTGGATATCAAGCAGATGCAACTCAAAGTAATAATATAGCAATTAATAGTTCTTCAATAGGATTGTTACAAACGTTTAGTGGTTCTCAATATAAAGCAGATAGTTCTTCTTTTAATAGTAGAATTAATTCAGCGGGTGGAGCATTACAAGTACAAGATGAAGGAACTATATTAGGAACAGCAACATCATTTAATTTTAATGGAGCAGGTGTAACAGCAACAATAACATCGGGCACTGCATCAGTAACAATACCTGGCGGTGGTGGAAGTATATATACAGGTTCATTCGCAATAACAGGAAGTAATACATTCGTAGGTGACCAAACAATAAATGCTAATATTATAGTAAGTGGTGACATTAGTTCTTCTACAATTAGTGGATTAGGTAATGCAACATTATTCAGTTCATCAGTTAATAGTAGAATAAGTGCAAGTACAATAAACACAAGTAGTTTTATTACAAAAGGTGGTACTGGTCAACAACAATTTATAACGGGTAGTTTAACCGCTGAAAGTTTAAGAGGTAATACTTTTGTAATTAGTGGAAGTGATGCAATTGGTGCTAATAATATGTTGTATCCATCTACTTTATGGCAAGCATCGGGTAGTTTAACATTTAGAAACTTTTTAAATAATCCTGGTCCTCAATTTACTGGAAGTATTAGATTTGAAACAATAAGTGGAAGTGGTATTTCATTTAGTACACAAGGTGGCGGTAATATTAGTTTACAAGGAACTATAACTGGAAATAATATATTTAATGGTAACCAAACTATAACTGGAAGTTTATTAGTTAATGGTAGTACAACATTTACAGAATTAACTGGCTCATTAGGAAACTTTAGTTCTTCATTAAATAGTAGAATTATAGCAGCAACAAATGAAGGACAATTCGCAACAACAGGTAGTAATATATTTAATGGTGACCAAACTATAACTGGTAGTTTATATGTTTCATCTTCAACACAAAAAGATGTAATAGTAGAAGGACAATTATGGGTTAGTAGTTCAAACTTATTTAATTCAGCTAGTACAACTCAACC